AGCATCTATCCTTTATTATGATTATGAATATGAAAATGTTTTACTTTGCTATTCAGAAAAACAAAAACAAACAATTGGATTTATCGGAAATTCAAGATTAGGTGTAAGAACAGATGTAAAAGTAAAATCTATCGGGTGCGCCAACGTAAAAACATTAATTGAAACTGATAAATTAACGCTTAATGATGAAACTCTTATTAATGAGTATGGAACTTTTATTCCTAAAGGAAAAGGTTATGAGGCTGATGATGGTGCTAATGATGACTTAGCAATGTGTGGTGTTTTATTTTCATGGGCTATTACACAACAGTTCATGATTGATATTACCGATAAAAGCGTTAAGAAAAATGTTAATGAATCGGCTTTAGTTCAGAAAATGATGGATGATTTAGTTCCTTTTGGAATTATTGTTAATGGGGTCGATGAATTTAATCCGAGTGTTGATAAAACAATAGAAATCGATGTAGATTTAGCAAGTATGACAAAAGTTGGAGAAATTAGATTCTTCTAAATAAAAAAAATCTATAAATAGTACCTAGAATAACAATAATTAACCCAATAAGAGGAATTTTTTTATGGCAAATTCGCCGGGTGTTTATACCCAAGAGAAGGATTTGACATTCAATATTCAGTCTATTACTTCAAATGCGACTGGATATATCGGTATGTTTCGTTGGGGACCGGCAGATCAAATTGTTGAAATAACCACTAATGAATCTGAGTTAGCAACAAAATTTGGTCAACCCGATTCTGCTACAAGTCCATTTTTTCATGCAGCATTAAATTATATGCTGTATAGCACACCTTTATTGTTAG